CATATTTTCTACATGAGTGGCATAACGAAGATTCCCTATGTAGTTATTCTGACGATTGCGGTCGAGGTGGTCGCACTCATAATGTGGGCCAGGAGCCTCTCCTAAAAAAGTCTCGGCGACTAATCGATGAACGCGACAATATTTTCCATTTTTATTCTTAATTCCTGCTCGTAAATGAACGGTCGAATAACCTCGGCCATTGACGCTTGCGGTCATTACATATTGAGTGCTCTTACGACGCACATTTCCAAATGTAGAGATTTCATATTCAGTGTAAATGGGATGGACTCTCCAAATCTCTTCTTCTCCTGGTGCGGGCAGGATTGGTTCTGGTGTAGTGTATTTTTCCATAGTTCAAATATCTCCTTTAAGTTAATTTTTAAACTTGTCTGCGATAGACAATAAATATTTATAGATTTTCTCTCGCTCTTCTGGCGTTAGATTTGCGACTAACCCGGTTGAGAACTTTCTTAATCTGCTGTAAGAAATGCCCGTTGCCTCGGCGAGAGTTGCTTTATTTAAATCTTGAATAATCTTTCTCATACCGGCCTCCTTTTGAGTATAAAAATCGGAGGCTCAAACTCGTTGAGCCCCCTTTTAGAGAAGTGTGTATTTTATTTTGAGGGTTCTGTATCTGAACCTCCGACTTACCAATTTAACTGTTCCTCTTGTGGCATTTCAGTGTTATCCACATATTTCCACTCTGTGCGAGAACCTGGCACCCAATCCATCGCATCTCGAATGCCAATCCAATATTGCTTTTCTTCAATGGTTGTGGCTTCTTTGATTTGATGAATGGCATAGGCTCTCTGCTTCTCAATTTGAGATTTTAATTTCATATTACTGAACTCCTTCTTCGGCTAAAAATGCCTTCGCCTCGTTATAGTGCTCTTCCGTCCAACTCATATTTCTTTCTAACCACTCTTCTGCGGTCTTAATCATTTCTGCGTATCGAGTCTTAATTTCAGCCACATCTTCATCATAGTGTTCTACACGAAATTGAGCGGATGCGATTTTGCTTTGTCTTTCTCTTTCTACCCGTGCCTCAATCATTTCAGGAGTAGGGGCCAGGCCATAATCATAAGATGTTCTACGCCATCCCTGACTTCTCACAAGACGACCATCTGATACAAGTGCGGTGAATGTTGCCGGCGAGTAGGCAGTGTGAAGAGTCTCATTCCACTCTTTTGCGGAGTATTGAATACCCCAACACTGATTTTCCTCACAGTATGCCTTAATAGCCTTATAGAGTTCGTTTTTCATATTAGTTGCCCTCCACGCCAAGAGTCAAGAACTTATTAGCCATGCGGTTCATGCGTTCCTCGTGCTTATCCAGACCGGGCTTATAAGTGTTCTTATAATAGTCGTAGATTTCTTCGGTGATGGCATAAGCGTTCTTACCATTAACTTTACCATCACAATGGAGCATACCACGATTAACAAGAGCGGTCAGGATAGGTGCGGGGACGGTGCCACCCAGCATTTCAGCGAAATTAGTAGAGTAATAGAGATTATCAACCTTAATACCGTGAGGCACCTCTACGACCTCCATCAACCGCTCAAATACGAACAGAGCCTTTTCACTCGTTTCAGCCTTTACAACACCATAAGAGTAGTTCATTTCAACAAAATTATCCATTAGTTTTTTCTCACTTTCTTTTTTTTTATTTTTTATTGTATAAATATTATAACATTTTTTTTTAAAAAAATCAACATAATCATTTACAACAACAAATGAAGAGATTCTTTACGCTCAATATATATAAAAATTAAGTGAGACCGATGGAACAAAATTGTCCTAACGAACGGTTATTCTGCGTCAGCCAATTCTTTATACAACTTCTTTAAATACGCAATCTCTTTTTTTACCTCTTTCTATCCCTCAACAAATGTGCGGGCGAAATCAATTTGTAAATTAGAGATTTCTACGCTACTGCGTTCAGGTTCTCGTAAGTAGCGTGTAATTTTAACGACACGCTATTTTTGTTTAATCCGTTTAATTTTATCAACGAGATAAATCACATCACCCAGGCCTACACCATCACCCAGGCTGGATAATTGAAGTTTATAACTGGCTCTCGGCACACAAGCATTGGCTAAATATTCCTCTGCTTTCATTTTTAAGATTTCAGCCACTTCAATATCCTCGTCAATAAAAAACTTTTCCACAGTCTTATCGCTGAATGTATAATCTTCCAAATAATCTTTGCCATTGTTGATATGGGCTATTGTTAGTCCATTCTTTCCAAGAGGGTAAATAACCGTGGCATAATCATAAGTTGAAGACTATTTTGTCAAGTTCTTTAAGCGTAGTTCGTTAGAAAAATAAGCACCGAACTCGGCACCCATTTTATCATAAATCCGCAACGTTTTAGTCTTTGTGTCGAACCAAAACTCCTGACCGTAATCTTTCGCAATCTACTTAATCATTTCATATCCAGTAGTGTTCGGGATTTGATAAGTAGCAACACTGCGGTCAGTGCTCTGATAATCTAACTTCCATTCACTTTTGGATAGGCAATATTCGTAAGCCTAATTTAAACTTAACTGAAAACAATCAAAAATGCGAAATACTCGGCCCATTAGTTCTTCAACATTGGCCGAACAGCGGACTTCCATAAAATCATTGTCTTCCATGATGAGTTCCTTAATAACGAAAGAGTAGTCTGCGGTCTCCACATAGTTCTCCTCTTGGATAATTTCAAAGAACTCATCCTTACAGGGGACCTGAAAGCACAGGGTTTTTAACCCCGTGCTTAAAGTCTCTGTGGTGTAAATATTTCTACAAGAAGGCAACAATTTTAAAAAATTATGATTACTATCATAAATCTTAATCATTGTTTAGCCCTCCAATTAGATGTAATTAGCACTATATTCAATTGAAATTGAAGCAGAAGTGCCATTCTCAATTGTGATTTGATTTGTCCCAGGCAGTAAGCGAGGAAACTCCCAAGCATCATAAAATGCGAAGGCACTCACTCCATCTACGGACACTTCTCGATTCTCTCCATCAATTACCAAGGCCTGATTCGCTTTTAGCCCAGTGAAGGTGATGGGGGCCTCGGTGAGACCCTCCACCACTAATTTTAAGAAATCAACCTTTGGGATAATTGTCAGGATACAAGGAGCCGGGGCAGTTCCGTTGTTAATCACAACGAAACTTTTGCCCCCATCATCAAACACGATTGGGTAATATTGAGTATTATCCATAGGTCTTATTCTCCTTTATTATAAAATCTCGCTTACGGTTCCCGCATTAAGTCTAATCCAACCAATGCCGGTGTAGCCCCATTCTGGGTCTTGGGTTGCCACGTGAGGCACTGTGATACGTTCGCCATAGTGATAATTTCCTACGATATACGCATCATCTAAAATCGGATTAGAATAGAAGGGCAGATTATCTGGGACGATAGCATAGTTCTTATTCCATTCAGTAGTATTGAATGAAGTATATTTTTCAGGCACCCAATAGGCTCCGTCAAAATAGAACTTATTGCCATTAGTATCTACGTAATTGTAGAACGCAGTATCCATATACGCAGAACCATATACAGCACTACTTGCTTCTCCAACCGTATTTACTTTTGATGGGTCTAAATATACATAATAATTCGTGTCTTTGGCCGGTTTAACCAAGCAGAATGATTGTTGTAATTTAGTTAATTTAGTTTTATCAAATGTGCCAGCGTGAATTGATGTATTAGAACTTTCTAACCACTAATCACCGCTAAAATACCATTCACCAATAACTCGGTTATCAATATCCGCGGTCAATTTAGACACGGGGAAGACTAATCCAGGAGTTAAGGTGCGGATATTAATGGCATAGAGGTCAGGCTACTCATAAGTCTTTGCGGACGCATTCATCTGAACGACATAGTCAATATCAGATGTGCTGTAAGACCAGTCATCGAAATAATCATACTCCGTGCCGATAATCGGTTTTTGATTACGTAAAAATACATAATCTTTACCGTCGGCATATACAGTATAATCATGCCAAGAACTACCATCATAATGCTGACCGATTGCCCCATCAGTCATTTTATAATTATCACGGAACTCGCCAGTGATAATATCAAATAAGCCGTTATCAGGGATGCGTTTATCCTCGCCATTCCAGCGATACCACAAGCCCTTTGGCACAGGAACCCACCAATGCTACATTATAAATGTCTCATAAGATTGTGCTCCATAAATCAAACCTCTGAATGTCTAATTGCCTAAACTAATATCTGCTACATCGTAGTAGCCACCGCCAGGACGGGGCTCATAAGTTGCTTTTTTAGTCTGTAAATTATTATATCCTGTTAAATTAGTATTATCTAAAATCTAAACAGGACCAACATCTTCATCCCAAATATAATATTCATATGGTCTCTTTTCGTAGGCGTTCGCGAATCCGAACACTGCGGTTGGGCTTTCGCGATAATTAGACAGATTTATGCTGACTGAATATCCTTCTCCATAACCATACAAATGGGTTAAGCCATATTTATTAATATCAGTATTATCAAATATGAAGCCAGGCAAGCATCGAGATTCAGGATTTTTCCATATATCTAATGAAGCATATTGAGAGCCTTTATATGTGCCACCCGTTATTTTGTAGGGTCTAATGCTATTAGGACCTAACAGAGTCGCTACCTCCGCACGATTTGATAAGGAGTTGCCAGACACATATGTTTTATCAAAAATTAACTCGCCCTCATAATTAACATCCACGATTTTTTCGCCTGCGGGGTCGCCCACGTAGTCGCGGAATGCCGAGACAGAAGAAGTCTTTAAATCCACTTTACGAATGCCAGGGTTGGCATACCAAGTTCCACTACTGAATCCAGTATAAACAGAGTAGTGATTAACAGCATTACCAACAACCCAAATCTTATATAAATCAGGCTGAATACAAGGATACAAAACATATTGAGTTCCTAAACGAACTAACTCATTAAATGTGAAATGAATATCGCCATTAGGTTGCCAAGAGCGAGGATTCCACAAATAAATGCCCTCGGGATAACCTTCGGGTCTAAATAGATTTTTATCAAAACCGAAATAGTCCCAAGTTAAAGTTAATTCAGTATCACGATATAATTGAGGGTTAATATCATTACCATTCTCATCAACCTTCCAAGAGGTCTCAATGAAAATATCCCAATCAGGGTTCCAATCTCCAAGAGAGCAGGTGAAGGTCGCACGACCTAACTCATTAGACCCGTATGGTCGCTCCGTAGGTTCGGTCTCTACGGTGATATATTGAGCCATTATATAACCTTCATTTGATTTATATTTGACTGGACGCCATGCTGTGCCACTGTCATCAACAACTTCGAATCCTGTGATTGAGATTGTAGTCTTTGTAGGAACCACAGCCAGCAATGTCCCATTTGGGGTTTCTCGTAAATTAACGTTCGTTGTCGTAGTGCCACTGCCGGGAATGATATCAGCACCGCCATTACTAAAATTATCTTTGTAATAAATACAATTATAATTATAAATGGTTTCAGGATATACGAACTCTAACTCATGAAGTGCGGAGAACGCATCATAAGTGTATTCGCCCTCATATACATAATCTTCACGGTCATGGAAATATAACAATCTCTTTTGAGGATAGATGCCTACGCCATCAAGAGAAGTGATGGTTGAGAAATCTAACTCGTCAAGATGGATTACATCAATACCAAGTGCGTTATATAATTTACCAGACTGATTATAAGAAATATCTTCTGCCTTAATCCAACTCTCAACTGCGGGAACATAACACCACAATCTATCAATTGTTAATTTAGTAATATGGACTTCACTACCAAATGGCAGAGTAGCAGTATCTTCGAGGCCGGGTGTATCATAATCAGGGTTCTGTCCCGGACCGGTCATAGGCTCGGTCGCAGATAACATAATCCAACCTACTGGATATTCTTTCAAACGACCCCAACCATTACGCTCCTCAATGATAGTGTAAATGTCTTTATCAACAATCAATGCGAGGGTTGGGAATCTACGTGCGGGACCACGATGGATACCAGTATAATGGTCTAACACTTTTACCTGATAAGGAATGAAATAGTCGAACTTTTCATCTTCATACAAGGCGGAGTGATAGTGATTATAATATTTAACCGCACCATTGGGATTTAATACGACGCCATCTAATTCACAATCTAAATAATTGGGATTATCAGCATCTAATGTAATTAGAGTGTCGTCGCTCGCACCGCCTCTGTAATATTCAACATAGAACAGGTTTGGTGCCTCCTCCTGGCTCAACTTATCATACACAACGATTGGAGAAGGTGCGTCAATGAAGTTTTGAATATTAGAAGAAGCGATGATACTCTCATCGAACACGATGCGTCCGTGAGCGAAATCTTCGGTCCAATACAAATCAACATCAATTCCCAAGTCTTCCATCGTTAGAGCATTTTCAATGTCTGCCAGAGAGTAGAAAATGTCTTTTGAACCCACACGACAATTGCCCTGATAATAGACTACTGTCTTCGTAAAGGTTCGTAATTTATAGAAAACGTTGGCATTATTCATTTGCCAAATCTCGTATAGAGTTAAAGTATCAATGGGGCTGTCTGCTCCATCGCCCAAATCCAAAAGACCATCTAAATGGAACTCATCAGGCTTATAATCGTTATAACCAAGGATTTCAGCCTTCGTAGTATTGTTCTTACTATACCAAGTAGGAACGTTGATGAACTGACTATTAATGAAACTGTAATCATAATCATAATAATTCATCGTCATCTTACCATAATATCCGGGGTCTAAAATAACCCATAATGGCATTACATCTTCGGGGTCAATCTTAACAGTCATTGTATCCTGCTTCAATGAGCCTCCGCCTAATCCGATATAACCCTTTTGAGTATATTCGCCTCCCTCATTAGCATTACCGAAGAAGATTTCAGTAATTAGGTCAAACATACCATTGGCCGGCATAGTATAATCATATACTAAATCACCCTCTGCCACGGGGATTAAATCACGAACTAAACGCCCTCTGTCCCAAATCTTTACTCCCCAAACCGCACAGGCTTCGAGAGAGGTGTAAGCATATAATGGGAAATCAGCATACTTAATATTTAATTGCTTCTTCTGGGTCTGATAAATAGGTGCTCCATTGTTGTCAGTGCCAATCTGGACTAAAACCTCAACTTCGGCAGTCCCCGCAGAACCTGTATATGGGTTAGTTGTTCCATCTAACTACATCATACCGGTGCTTGACATGCTGGCACAGGTTAAGTGATTAATCGGCATAATATTAACCTGACCGTCTAACGGATTACGTGTGCGGAACAGAGTTAAAGAGCCACGAGGCTGTAATCTTGCTTCGAAAATATCAGTATCAGTATCTTCAAAGTAAGTAGCCACTGCGTTATTACTATTTTCTTCTGTATATGTTAGCATATAATGGTTATATGCGTCCATAATAATTGTTGCTGGGTTAGCCAAAGGCAGATAATCTCCGCGTTCAGTGTTAATTACCCAATCTACAATTGATTCATCACCCTGTCTATAACGAGTTTTCCAGGAGCCACCATACTGCTTAAAGCATTCAATTTCATCATAATTCTCGTCTAACACGGTGGCATATCCGTTGCGGAAATTATAATTGTAGCCAGTGTATTGCTCCACGGGTGTATAAGGGATTACGCCGGCCGCGGCCGTAGCGGAATACCACAACTAACCATCAAGATATTGAGGTCCTTCGGCCGTATATACGAAACCACTCGCCTCGGCTAAACGAGGTCTAATTGCGAAGTGGCCTTTTAACTGATTATCAATTTTTGCGGAATAGAAATTATCCAATACAATTTCATCAGCATCGGGCAGGTCGCCGACCATAACACCTAATAAGTTGTAATCTCTTGGCACAGTATAACCGAAGAAATTAGAATATGATAAATCTTGGAATCCACCATTTACAGTGCCGATGTTAGAAATAAATCCGGCACCTTGTGCGACAGTTTTAATTTCTACTTTTAGACGTTTCAACTCTTTTGGAGTGTAGCCCAAATCAATGTAGGGAATACATCCACCACCCTGCGACATAGCCACGCTATCCAGGTTAGCAACACCGGCGGGAATGGTTGAAGAGAATCTACCAAATCCAAGCACTTTCTTTTCGTAGAATGCTTCGGTGGGGTCGTTAGGTTCTTCAATGGTTTCATACACAATATCTACATGACCGAACTCAATCAGGCTTTCAAATGTGTATTGAACGGTTGCGTTTTGTAATTCACCGCCCGCACAAATAACAGGTTTGAACTTATTGATATAC